TTGTAAAAAATATATCTACTTCGTTATCTATTGTGTCTATAGAAGCAGAAAAATCTCCCATTCTGTCTCCAGGTACAGAAGCTGTTCCGTAGTCTACAATAGATACGTCTGTTCCGTTATGGATTACCAGTAGCTCTGTAATCTGATGATTTGCACTTCCACCAGCATCAAGCATAGATGCTTGAACAAAGAACTTAGCCGATCTATACGACGTAGAGAAAGAGTCTATTTTTGTTGCAGAAGGAGCTCCCTGAGGCGCTTCTGACCTATCTACCTTTGTTTGGATTTTACTTCTAGCATCTCCGTCCCATCTAAATCCATAAGCACCAAACGTGATTTCATCGTTAAGATCAACTTCTAGTTCCCCGTCAGTTGCCGTAAATGTTTGGAAGTTATTAGTATTGAGCCTATATGCAGTTTGGGTGTCTTGCGTAGATCCGATCCAAATGTACCCACTAGGCAAAGAATCAGGCTCGTTTACATTGGGATGATTTACAAAAATTCTGCCCTCAGTTGCGCTTTCTTTAACTAATATTCCTATGGGTTGTTTAATTCCGGCAGCAAGAGTTGGTCGAGTAAAAGTTAATCCTCCGCTAGGCTTTACATAAACAATTTTGCCAGAATCGTCTCCTGATGTGGCTCCGTCAATAGTTGAAGTATCTAATCCTGTTAGATCTCCAAAAATAGTAATAATGCCAATTTGTCCTGCTGGTATAGAGGAATTAGCAAGACCAACAGCCTTCATTTTATTAGTATCAGCAGCATCGGCTTTTTCTACAACAATTACTTTTTTAATGGGGTCTACTCCTGTAAAATAAACAGGATCTGTTGCAGAAATAGCTGTTGAGCTACCATTTTTTGCCTCAAGAGTTACTGCGCTAGTATCTCCAATTGCAAATACAGAATTACCGGACCTAGCATATACTCTTACGTTACCACTAGTTGTGTTTTTATAAACGTCCCAAGTACCATCGGCAAGTTGAGAAACATCTGGAGTATCATCTAGATCTTTTACTTTAAAATTCCCAGACTGGATTACGTTGTAGGAGCTATCTAAAGCAATTTGAGAAAAATAATTTATTCTGACATTGCCACTAGAACTTACATTATTTGTTCCGTCATATAACTTAAACGTATTTAAATCTGCATCTGCAATAGTGTACTCACCAGCTGTTACAGGAGAAGGATCTCCGTTGCTTAGAGTAGATAGAACAAGTATTTTTTCTCCGTTAAATAGTCCGTGGCCGTTATATGTAAACGTTGCAGGAGTGCCTGTTACAGAGTCTGTTTGAAAAGTAAGTCCTGTTTCTGAACTCATTACTACAGAGTCAGAAGTTACATCTATGTCAGAAGAGTCTATGACAAGATTGTTTGCATTTAAGGTAACTCCTGTGGCAAAATTATGTCCATCATTTATGACTAAAGTATTAGCTTTTGTAACATCAGTTTCGTCGTCACTAGGAATAGTAGTGGCATATCCTCTTAACGCAGTTTTATTATTTATCTTTAGCTTATTACGGTCGGTATGAATATAGTCTGAGCCGTCTGTTCCATCTTTGAACTGATCTAAATAATCATCGAGTATAGAAAAATATCCGTTTCCCGCTAATACCCAATCTCCTGCGCCTGAGTTTAAGTATTTATTCCAAACATAGACGTTTGCAGCAGTATTTGTATCTGAAGATCCAGGTACTGCTATTTTCTTTATCCATATTTCCCCATGAGATAATTCCTGGTACCCTAAGGAAATTGCTGTAGGATCAGGTGCTACATCGGAATAGTACACTCCCCCTACTTTTCTAATCTTATTCTGAAGATCTTTTATATAAAGAGCCGGGTCTTCTTGATTATACGCAACAGCTAATTCTCCGTACTGAATATCAGTGGTAAGAGGTCTTTTATTGTGTATAGTAGATCTTCTGTGGAGAATAATATCTCTTGGAGATGTAGTAGGACTTGGCATATTTTAGTACTCTAGAGCATCAACTATGTAATTTTCATCAACGTCATTAATAACGTCGTCTAGTGTAGTGGTAATAAATGTCTCCATGTAGAGCTTATTTACGGCATCAGATGGGCTTACTGGATCAGCTACACCAGAGACTCTTCTATCGTTTGTAAATAATGCAATACTTCCACTACTTACATTTTCACCTATACTTGTATAGTTTGTAAATTTAGCTTTACCATCTGCATATATAGCTGCAAGAAAATCTGTGGCTGTGTTTTCCCATCTCTGTACTTCTGTTGTCTCTGTGTTATTAGACGACCTAACTAATAAACTTACAGTTAAAGAAGTAGAGCTAGGAGCAATTGTTGCTTCACTTACTGCCGAAGGCGTCCTAGATACGTAATCACCAGAGGTGGTTGCACCAGAAACTAAAGTATCAACTTCGGCTCTTGTGTATAAAACAGAAGTTTGATAGTAGTTATTTGTAAGGGTATTATTTATTGTGCTCTCTAAAGCGGATACTGCCGTAGATAAAGCTGCATTTGTTGCGTAGTTGCTTATATTTAGAGCAGATATTTTACCATCAACTTCGGACTTATTGTATACTTCAGTATTAGTATAGACACTTGTGCTATCTGCTTTTGCTGCAAGAGCTTTATCAATTTGCCTTCTAGTATAATAATCTCTAAGATCTATATCCTTAGTAACACTAGAGCCGCCTTTAAAAACATTAGGCGAAGAATTTATTGGACCTGCGGGTGAAACCGTTTGCCTGGGAGCAGGTAAGATTTGTCCGCCTGTAGAACAACTACCTGAATTATTTCCACCAAATACATTAGCCATGTTCTACTTTAAACTATGAAGGAGAATCTAGCTGATCTATCTCAGCTTGAGTAAGCACTTTAGGCTCATTTATCTCGGCTCTTTCATTCAATATTTCTATATTATCTTTTTCACAAATATAATTACCTTCCAGGTCGTAGTAGGGTATAGGTTGCTCTACATAGTGTCCAAGTGATCCTATTTCTACAAGTTGGTAGTTAGGCAGATCTCTCTTTCTTTGTGGCTCTAAACATTTATTCCTTCCTGTTTGCAAACAATAGAGTCGCTGAAAATAATTTTCCCAGGGGCTATTTAAAAAATCTTTGTATTCCTCGTAAATTTCGTCAGTAGCAGGCATATCTGTATGCGCCAGGAACACACAGATAGTATCTTCACATACACCTTTGACTAAAATGCAATCTCCCCTTTCATAGAAGTTTCCTTTTCTAACTCTTGCCTCTAGCCATCTATCAGAACTCTTATCACTTGCACATTCATATTCTGATTCTCTTTCTTTTAACCTTTCAATAAACTCCGCAGTTGAAACTCCAGCAGTATTGCAAGTGCTAATTGCTTGTTCAAAAAAATTATCTTCCCACTCACCAGAATAATTCTTCCATTTTTTCCAGAAAAATTCTAAATCGTAATAATGACAACGTTCTTCTAGCTCTTCTAGAGTAGGCAAGCCGAAAGGTTCTGATAATTCAATGCAGCAAACTTGATCCCACTTAGTTTTATCAAGCGGACCGGCAATTGCTACGATATCTTGGTTAGCCTCATATAGACAAACCTTATACCCATCGTCTTCGATATAAAGAACTCTATCTCCTTCAAAATAAGCATATAAAGCAGCGTATTTAGCTATCTTCCACTTATCGTCTGTGAGTGAATAATTTAAATTAGATCTAACAGATACATCAATATCCCAAGGAAAAATTATATCGCCCCAAGAACGGTACAATCCTCTCTGCGGATCGTACAACGCATACTCGTCGAATAATTCTTCGACCGTCATGCCGCAAGAATTTTTATTCTTACAAGGATTTTTTTCTAAATCTTCTGGGCCAACGTAGGCTCTTATTTTTGCACAGGTGGTATTACTGGGATTAGCTGAGCAAGTTTGGTCAAGTTGTATAGGCCCAGGAGCATTTGCAATAACTCCGGCTGAAGTCTCTAAAGTATTTAGCTTGGAAGCTAACGCACCCCCCTGAGAATGACCAAAAATGTATACATCGTCGATTGTTTTGGAAATGCCATTAGATGACATAAATCCATTTAAAGAATTTTTTACCCAAAGTAAAGCTGCTCTTGCATAGACTAAATTATCTGCGAATAAAAAGTCTTCATCTTGTAAACCACCAAGGCCATATTGCCTTGCCGCCGAAATGTGGTCTTGTGGATAGGCTACAGAAAAAATTATTTTGTCTCTAACATTAAGACCGTTTTGGTTTAAGAACGTGCTTAAAGCGGTCTCTGATGCTTGCTTGATTGTAATGCCACCTCCTTCAGGAAGAGTTCCATGGTACACAACCAAAACGTCTATAGAGGAAGAACTCAATGAAGTCGGAACGTACAGCCTTCCCATGACTGGATACGATGTGCTTCCTACGGTGTATGTTTGCCCTAAGCTTCGAGGTACAGAAATTTCTGAAGATGCAGAAACAGCATTAGAGACGGCCGGATCCGATCCTATAAACGTTCTGATGGAGCTTTGTAGCGTAGGATTTATAACAAACGCAGAGTGGCCACCGACCGCAACCTCAACAAGCTGTGATGAAGTTGCATCGATGGCATTTACATAGTCTCTTAGCCAAGTACTTTGATTACCAGCACCGGTAGTATCATCTAATGCCTGGGTAAATAATATTGGCGATTGGTGCCCTGTCGTAAACGTCTCAAGACCTCGGTTCTTGTACTCTAGGACAACCGGAGATAATTCTTGTATGTTTATTCCGATGTCACTTATAGAAGAAGCCTGATCGTCATTAAGACAGCCACCTCGACCAAATATATTGGCAGGCATTTTATAACCCTCCGATTTTTATGCCTATATCAGTTATAGGTGAATGTGTCCATTACAAATGTAAGCTCAAGAGTCGAGACATTTGTAGAGGATCTGTCGGCCTGACCGAAGTTAAGCGAAGTAATTTGAGCGTCAGGAACAGTAATAGTTCTGTTTCCTAGAGGAGAAGGATCTTCACCGCAACTAACAGGAGTAACAGTTAGAGTAATGAAAGAACAATCATAGGTCTTCCAGAAGTCGACGATGTCGGCGTGCTTTTCAGGGTCAAAAGGTACTGTTAGAGTAACTTCTGCAAGAGTACGAGGACCTTTGAGCTGGAAGATACGACCTCTTACGCCATCCGCATACTGGGTGGTGGCAGATGTGTCTCTAATTCCAGAGAAGGTTGTGAAATAGTGCTGGAAAGGAGAAGCCTGAATCCAGTACTGGGCTTGGGTAATTGGCTTATAAGATAGCATAGCAATTAGAATATATGCAATATTTCTAATAACTATTTAAACTAGGTGAACTATTGAAAATAAGGATCGAACCAGCGCCAATATCCTTTAGATTCTGGGTCTAAAGTAACTGCCTCTCTATGTACAACGTATCTATTTAATCTAAATACATTATTATATAGATTTACAAGCGAGATAGAATCTTCTTCTGTAAAACCTTCTTGTTCCAAGGATCCTTTTAGTCTTTGGAGTTCATTCATATACAAACTCTTAGGTTCTAGAGACTCTGGAGGTTGACGACGTACATTTCTGATTTCCTCAAATAGCCTATCGATAACATAAATAATCTCGCCAGGAGAGGTATACTCGTCGATATCAAGCTTAGAGATCGTCATCTCATTTCCTGTAGCATCTGAAACGATTCTTTGGAAACCTACATCGTCAATACTACCTTTGAAATTAGAAGAGATGGTTTCAGAAATTCGCTCCTTTAAAGACCCTTCGTCAAAGTCGAATAGCTTCATAAGATCGGTGCCAAAGTCCATGTCCTCGGCCATAGGAGCCTCTTCTTCGCCTTCTCCCTCTGCAGGAGGCATTAATCCTCCTCCCATCATTCCGCC